GCTTTTAGATTGTCACCGTATAGTAGAGGGAAAAGATGGTGGAACTTATCATCCGCGAAATACATTGACTGTTTGTTGCAAATGTCATAGAAAAATTCACACAGGGATAATTAAAATTCATGGCAGGTATTTTACAAGCAAAGGTAAATGGGTAGTTCATTATACTGAGAATGGGGAAGAGGGGTGGAGGTAACCATTATCATACCTCTTCATTAATTGGCTTGCCGCAATGAGTAGGAATTTGTTCACCACCTATAATCCACAATTTACCATCGTTATTTAAGAAAATTTTCTCTGCTTGACATGAAGCCCATTGATAATCGGGCACATATTCATTTCCACCTTGAACACAGATGTTCAAAATTCCAGTTTTAGCCAACATAGAAATTAATGGGGCAAATTCCTGCACTAAGTCAGATTGTAGAGATTGATATTCTTCTGGAAGTTCTGTATTATCGCTATCCAAAAATCGAACATTGATTAGAGTGGCACGATCAATTTTTTCTTGTGTTTGTCTGTCAATTTGTATCATCGCTAGGATTCCTTTAAGTTAAGTAAAAGTTATACGTATAATAACATCTGCATAAAGTTGATGCAATAGGAAAGAGAAGATGGGCGAGAACCTCTATTTGTTCTACTTCAATCTTTCTACAGTAAATCGACCATATTTAGGACGCCAATCAAAAGCACCGCATTGTTCTCCGCAAGCCTTTAGCCACTGGAAAATCTGTTCTGAATTGCACATTTCTACATTATAACAAAGTTCAATATCCACACTCCATTCTGGAAAATATGGACGGGTTCTCATTATACGAGATTTTTGTACTTTAACACCAGTTGTTATTCTGAAGTTATCATCCTTCCACAAGCTATCTGCTTCTTGAGGCCCTTTGTATTTCAACAAAGATGCTTTAGGACAATAAACAGATGCCTTGGCTATTTGTCCTTCTTTGCTTTTTTTAGCTCCTGCAACAATCATTGCTTCGATACCAGAAGCAGGCATTATAGGTCTTTTCTCTTCATCTACATAAAGACCACCTTTATATTCTAACTCTGCCATTCTCTCAAAATCGGCATCAGTTTTATTTCGTTTTCCAGATATTTTTTTAAGTTCTTTAGCGAACCAATTTAAAGGATCACTGAGTTGTCCGTTGTGGAAAATTATCCCGCACGTCCCTGTAAGGCGGAATTTCAATGTTTGCCATACACTGTCCATTGTTGTTTACCTTTCTTATGTCATCTTTAAAAGTTTCTAAAATAATAGGCTGTTTGCTGTACCGTAATTCACGTATACGATTGGTAATAAGTTCATGACACTCAACACAAAGAGTAGTCAAATCATCTTCTACAGATTCATTTGGAATTTTGGAGTAACTATCTGGTTTATGATGGACTTCTAGACAATTCTTGGTACCACAAAGTCTGCATTCAAATTTATCAATTTCTAATCGTTTTAATCTTTTGTTAAACCAAAGATTGCTTTCCATATATTCTTTATAAAGCATTAAAAGCCTTTCCAGTCCAGTCCATTCCGCTCCATCCCTCTCCTTTCCCCTCCGCTAAAAGTAAAATATAAAAATAGGCAATTTAATGCAATAGTAAAAAATAAAAACCCCAGATTTTTACATCTGGGGTTTGTCCTTTCCACTCCAATCCACTCCGGTCCTGTCCCATCCCGTACCATCCGGACCATTAAATTCAAATATACTAAAACCACGTAAAATAAAAAACCCCAGATTTTAAAAATCTGGGGTTTTGCCGATCCATTCCCATCCCGTACCATACGTTAAAGGCATGATAAAATAATTCTAATTTATTTACAATATTGTTATTGCAAAATTAATCCATCGTCACGGCAGGTAAATCACCAAATCTATAAACTAAATCTTCTTTCCATTTTTGCAATTCTTCTTTACCTTCTTGTAAAAGCTGTTGACCATCAAGTTGTAAACCACCTTGCGGACCTGGAATATTTGTCCATTTTCCCCTAATCCTTCCCAGTATTAATTTTGCGTGAGCCAAAGCCCCAACTTGCATCGCTTCAACAACTTGTTTAAAATCAGGCTTTTTTTGCAAATAATGAACAATAACCTTTGAACACCTGCAAGGAATTGGATATAATTTAATAGTACAGTATCCATCAATCCATTCCCAGCCACCTAAATTACTAGCTAGACGATTGTACATCTGCTCATACTGTTTATATAACACCCATTCTCCAGCACGTCCGTAAATCGGTGTATTAGGATCAAGCAGCCCGCCCTGAATACTAGCATAACTTCCACCTGGGTAGTAATATTCTACGGGCAGAGCCCCTCCTAAATCAGCGGCATTAAAGAACAGGCCTGGTTGTTCTTTATAGAAAACATTTCTTACAAAGCCAACATCAGCAGGTAATTCATATACACTTTTACCAGGAACTGTATTAAAGACAAAGTATGTAAAGTATTCTCGCGGGGCGTACTCTTCAAATATTTGCAGTGCAAAGTCAACAGCACCGTCTAATTGTTGATCATCCATTTCAATTCTGATGACAGGTGCTCCAAGCATAAGAAGAACATAATCTTTAATTTGTTCTTTTACTTTATCTCTAAAAGGTCGTTTACCTATTTTGCCGCAACCAACAGGATCAGTAAGACTTAGAGGACATTTAGTTGGACAGCAGGCGTCTGCATCCTGCCTATTAGGTCGTCTTATAAAAAGAGTTCTAGTATCGCAATTTCCACCACCACAATTATCCATAGTAGCTTATATATATTTAGTAATGACAGAATTGCCTATTAAAGATTTTGAGTTTGCTAATTTTTTTGAAAGAGATTGGTTCAATTGGAGATTGGACCATCTAGAAACTCTTATTATTGAAGGTAAAGAAAAAGGAACCGGAGAGGCCCCAAATCTTCCAATTATATTTAAAGGTGCTGACGCTCATTTTAATGCTCCTGAAGGAAAAGAGCATGAAACTCACAGTGATTGGAGATTTCTTTCACAATTCCATCCTGAGCATTGGAAGTTCGCACTGCATTGGAGATATAATGAAGGGTTAAAACAAGCCCATAAATTAAGAAGAGAGCATCCAGAAAAAAGGTTAACAGATTTTGATTATGTAGATAAGTTTGTCTTCAATGTTCCTTCAGGTAAAGGAGTAGCTAAAGACCCAATTGTACAAGTAGAATATCTTCCTACCACAAAACATCCTATAACGGGTAAACCAGCCTTTTATGTAGGTTTAGAAAGTTTAATAAAAAGACTCGAACATCCACCTTTTGTTAGACAAGATCATAAAGAACAACTTGTAGATCGCCACGGAGAGGATTATGAATTTGGTGATAAATCATTGTCTGAAATTGATCCAAACCAACATGATCCTAACCATCCTGAATGGCATGGACACTACAAAGGTGGTCTTTATGGTTTTGATATTAGCAATCTAAGTCAGCTGACACCAGAAGCTATCGATGCAATACCACCCGAGGAACTTGATCTGCCTAAAGAACTTGAAGATTTAGACGAAGACCATCCAAAAAAGCAAGAAGCAATTAGAAAAAAGAAAGCTTATTTAAAGAAAAATCTTGAGACTTATTTTGGCGGTTTTTCAGCATTAAAAACTCCTGAAGCAAAAAGCTCGCTTCAAAATTGGATGAAAGCCGTAGGTTTAGGCATCATTAGACCAGATGAGCTTCCAAAGAATATAGTAGACCCTAATACCAAGTCGCAACATGATATCGAATATCTTACTGGAAAAGAGATTCACGACAAAATGCAAACCAAAGATTTTCATCATGATGTGGGACATGGAACTGGCAGATGGCGACTCACTAGAGAAGAAGCCAGGACTAAAAGAGAAGAGGACCTTAAAAGAAAGGCTCAAGAACGCTTGGAGAAAAAAGAAGAGGAAATAAGAAAGCGACAAGAGAAAGAGCGGGAAGAAGCAAGAGCAAGAGCAGAATTATTGGGAGGGCCTGTAGAAGAATGGCTTATATTTATTGAGAATGAAGAAGAGCCTGCTAGTTACAAAATCAAAAATTTAGATGGAAGTGAACAAGAAGTAAAAGGCAGAAATATTCCACTAACAGTACCTGCTATTAGGAAGAAGTTCAGATTCTATAATATTCGTAAATCAGGAGCAAGGGAATATCAGGAAGTTGATGCTTACGTTCCTGTTCTTACGGATGGAAAATTGACTCCTACGATGGGCGGACAAAAAGCAATGTCCCCTGAACAATTGGCAGCTATTGGAACGAGAAAAAAAGGTGAAGAAAAGATGGTGCGTGTAGAAGATGTGCTTGACCATCTTGATCTTCTCACTCCAGATCAGTTAAACAGAATAATGGATAAATCACGACATAAGAGTGAAATTCATCGTCTCGTCCATCAGTACAATAGAATGGGAGAACGATTAGCGGGGGGAGCACAATATGAATTTCTAACTATGGGCGGTTTCTGGCCTACTAGAGGTTCATTATCTGTAGCATCGCCTTTACCACCAAAATATCGAGATGCAATTATAGAAAAATATCGTCCATTGATAAACCAAGAAGTGGCAATAAATATTGGTAAATGGATTGAATCACAAGAGAAGAAAATAGCAAGGAATGATCCAGCAGACCCAGCCACTGTAGATAGAAATGGACTTAACACACTTCGGGAAAAAGAGGATCAACTAAGAGAAGAAATAACTGATATTATCATGGAGCGATTAAATCATCCGACACATGGCATTAGAGATGAAAAACTCGGATTAAATATGGCACCTGGAGGTGAAGAAGCTGAAAAAATGACCAAGCAATTTAGAAGAACAGAAACCATTTACCTGCTAAGGGATGCAGCAAAATCTCTAGGTATTCCAATACAAGGTCGAATGCAAGCATTAGATGCTCCTGTGGGTAAAGGTGAAGAAGGAGAGCCTACAACTAGGGGTGCTTTCCTTGATACTGGTGCAGGTGCAACAAGGGTTGGCCATCGGACTGAAAGACCACATAAAGAAGGTGAACCTATATTAGGAAAGCAAAAGGCTCGCAAAGAGAGAATTCAAGATTTAACAACGGATACAGAAGAAAGACTGTTCGATAGAGCAGTTGATTTCATCAATGCTCAAGGTGATAAGCTTGGCACATTGTACACAATGCATAGCCAAAGACTCCAAGCCCAAGGAATGACTGACAAACAAAAAATAGACAGTCAGGCAAAAGAAGCTGCTATGCAAGCAATAAAGCAAGAGATGATAAAGAGAATTCCTGCTATAGCTAATCTTGGAGAGAGATTACAAGAATTAAGACCAGATTGGGAAGGAATACTTGGAAGGAAAGAAAAAATGGCAACCTTGGCAAGTGGACTTAGACGAGGACCAGCAGCGTTACATGATGAGGCAATGGAGGAGTTTATTGACAACCTGTGGGAGAAGGGGGAAGGATTACTCCCAACATATAGTAGTGAAGCGGGAGAGTACATTGGAACCAAAAAGATTGTCTTGAAAGACTTGTATCCAATTCCAGCAGGGAATAAAGAAGAAATCGGTGTGCAAATGGCTAGAAAAGCCATTGAATTTATTGAAACCTTATGGGGCAAAGGAGCTATAGAAAAAGATTGGGGAGATTTGCTCTTGCAAGCTATCTATAAAGTTCATGGTCGTGATCTAGGTGAGGATAAAGCTGAACGTTATATTCAAATGGCAAAGGGACAAATTGCACCAACTACTACTCCAACTCCTCGCCCTGTTGCTGCTCCTGCACCGTCAACCAAAGCGGCAAGACCACTTTATGATTTATTCCAGAATATACCTGCTAACATGGAAGAATTAATAACTAGAAAAGAGGAAATCAAAAGAGACCCAAAGGCTTTAGCTGAAGTTGAAAAACAATTCGCTATCAGTCAATTTAGAGGAGATGAAGAAACTGAAGCAGAAATAGAACAATTATTGAGGGCGATAGGTGTTACTATTTAAAGATTGGTTGAAAATAAATGAGTTAGTGGGTACTGGTGCCATAGTTGGTAGTTGTAAACCAGGCAAGTCTTATAATGTCTGGGGTGCTTGCAGTGACTTAAAGCCTAGAAAAAAGAAACCAAAAAAGAAAAAATGAGAAAAGACGATCAATTATTTGAATACTTACAAAACCCTAAAGCTATGATTTTGAAGAAATTCATGGCTGAATTTCTTTACACAAAATACTACGAATATGAAGATTTACTAAGCAGACTTGGAACGCAACTTATAACAGAAAGTGACATAAATCGCTTTGGAAGCATGATAAATGAAATTTATCAATTAGGTTATGCCAAAGCTGTAGATGATTACAAAAGTGAGTTAGCCAAGATGGGTATTCAAGTTAATGTGAAGACTACTGAGAAAAACTTGGATGAAAATCGCTAATAGTACCTTTTAATCTGTATATTCCATCCTCAGAAGAAACAGAATAAATCCTCCACCACCTCTTATCTTCGTTTCGTGGAAATATAACAGACCCTTCGGTCACTAAGGTATCACTCCAAAGAACTATATAGAAATCGGCTTCATCTTCAACTATCGCATTAAAAATAAATTTATTTCCATATTTAACCTTGGTATATTTTTCCTCATACAGTGGGTCAACTGTTTCTTCAACCTTTGCTGGCAAGCACCAAACTTGAATAGCATTTTCCAAAATAGGTTTAGGCTCCTCTCTAGGCTCTTCTGGTTTTTCTTCTACGACTCTTGGCTCAGGCTGGTGAATTACAGGCTCTTCTTCTGTATCAAATGACCAAGAAGTAACATATCCAAAACTATTGTGGATAGTATACTTTTCTTTTTTTGTCCACAAAGTTTGATCGAACATTAAATGATTAGGTCTTCTAAGGCGATAAAGAGAACCATCTTTTCTTTTGAGTGTCATTTATCTATATAATACATGTCGATTAAAAATTGTGATGGTACGCCATTTCAACCCTCTGGTACATTAAATCAGTTTGATCCTGATAATCCAGACCTTAATCTGATTAATTCATTTGATGCAGAGATAATTGAAATATCGGGCACACCGATTTTTTACTTTGAAATTTTTATACAACTTAACAACACAATTGATCAGTTATACCGAGAAGACAGGGGTAAGATTTGGTCTAACAATCCAATTGAACTTAGAGGATTTTACGAACCAATTCCATCACAAAATTATCTCAATATGTGGGGCATTGACGCTCCTGATGAGATTAAATTCCAATTCAACTACAGGGAAGTATTACAAGTATTGGGTCGTCCACCCAAAATTGGTGCAAGACTTTTCACGCCTCATAAACGAGAACACTGGGTTGTGATACAGCGTAATGTCGGTGATTTCTTCCTATGGGGTGAATTAAGACTAACAGTCATAGCACAACGATTTCAGGAATCTCTTACTACTGGTGAAGGTAGAGTTAGTCAGGGTGGTGTAACTGCTGGAGGTGTTAACAATGAAAGCCAGTTGTTCAGCGAAGGAGGTCTTAGTCCTCGTAACATAAATACAGGCACCTGCAAGTAACTTTTGCCCAATGAATATTCTTAAAAAATCTGAGAGGTATCTTTACCTTCGGCAACCCTTGGCTTATTTCTGTAAAGAAAACAGACTTTTTTTGGGTATTCTTCTTTAGTTTTATTTTATAGTGTTTCATTTAACTGATAAGAAAGTTTCTTTTGTTTTAATCCTCTTTGGCACAAAGATTCTTTTCATTTTATTGACGACTAATTGATGTTCAATTTCTTTACTATTTTTGTATTTCATTTCACAATCTAATAGAAATTCCTTAACCCCTCCCAATCCCTTTTTAGCAAAAACACTGCCAGCAACTTTGTATTTGTCGTTAAAATGATGTCCTGTATTATCTATCCATCTCTTTTTTGCCATGTGCTGATCTGCTTTATCAAAAATAGTTTCAAACTTACTCCGTTCTTTAATCTCATTTTCAGTCATTGGAACAATATCATAATCTACCTTCTTAGGGACAATAAGAATTTGAGCATAAGGCTCTGATTTTCTAAATATATGATATTGACCGTCAGGTGGTATTTTAAAGACTATGAAGAATATACGAGACCACCACTCTGCCTGTATGTGTCCAGGAACAACACATGGCGTTGTATAAGACATATCTGTGAAATATTTAGGATGCGGCTCAAGTCTGACTACATATCCTTCAGGTACATTTAAATCTAAGGATGAAGTAAAACCATAATGACTGGGTGCAAAAGCTAAAAACGGTGGCCATTTAACTTCCATATTTGGTCTTTCTTTTTCAAAGTCTCCTTGAAATTCAACTTTCCCATTATTGTTAAATACTTTGCATTCAGTTTCAAAAGGATAGATCAATTCCAATCCATATGTTGATCCTTCTACAAAAGGTAGACAGTGCCAAGGTTGCGGTTTAGCTCCACTTCTATAGTCATGTGAATCTCCAGCCCATCCATCTTCGCCTATTTTTAATTTAATTTTTCTTGGAACTATCCCTTTATACCATGTGCGGTATTTCAGTGTAATTTTATCCATAGTACTCTTAAATAATCTAGTATAAATCTAAAGGAAGCAACGTTATGACGAATATGAAAGGTGAAAATTTAGAAAAGCATCTAACTGAGTGTCAACCAGCAGGAAATAATCCGACGAATATTGATCCACCTCCCAAGGAATGTGAGGATGATAACTGGCCATCTCAAAAGAGAGTTTTAACTAATCCGCCTGATGCATGGACTGCGAGAAAAACCTTTAAAAAAGTAGGTCCTCCTTTTGGATGTGGTCAACACGCTTTATGTGATCCCATACAAACTGGTCAGATAGTTAATGATTTAGATACTCCAAATCGCCAAGTCATTTACCGATATGCTAAGGGTATCCGATGTGCTGACGAAGCAATGTGGGATATGTTTAAAAATGTAATTGTAATTGATGAAGAAGGTAAAGAACACATTGTTCCAATTATATGGGCAAGTCAAGAAAAAGCAGTTGCAGCTTTATTACAAGACAATGTAAGGAAGGATAACAGTTTAGTAGTTGACAGGATTAGATTGCCGATCATGTCTATTTGGAACAATTCAATCCAATTCGATCAATCACGGTTCACATATCAGCAAGCTTATTCATTAATGCCTTGGATTGATCCAGAAGGTCAATTCGGATTTCATCAAAGAGAAAAATTCTGCAAGGATACTGTATTCGGAGTGACAAGGGGCATACCTGTTAATATTGGTTACACGCTTTATGTTTGGACTTTATATCAAGAAGATATGAATCAAATATTAGAACAAGTTTTGTTAAAATTTTCTCCAGTTGCATACATAAGAATGAGAGGCGTTTGGTGGGAAGTTATTGTAACTTTAGATAGCACTGGCAACAATGCTGAACTGGAGCCAGGTGATGCTAAGATTAGGGTTTTAAAATATCAGATTAATATGACAGCTAAGACTTATATTCCACAACCTATTTTCAGAATTAAAGAACTCGAACCTTCATTATGTGAGCTCAAAAATGCTGGAGACGAAGAAACTCTAGCAATAGTAAAAAAACTTAAAAAGACCATAAAAGAATTCGAGGAAACAATAAATATTTAGAGACTGCAAACTTCTGAAAAGTAATTGGATATATAAGTGCAAAAAGGGAGAATGTAAATGGCTTGTACACTAACTCTTGATACTGCTGACATCGGAGCCAATTGTCCCATTGATATGGGTGTTGGTCTCATAGGTGGTGATAGAATAATTTTTAAGAGAAAATTCCGATGGACATTTGAAATTGAGTTTTGTTGCAAGGAAGGTGAAACTCCCAGGGTAGTTGCAAAGGAATTTGTTAAAATAGGTGCCCGTCCATCAATTGAAATTGAAGAAGTAGAAATCAATTACTTAAACGGTAAGTTCTGGATTCCGGGCAAAGCAACCTGGCAAACCATTACAGTCACGTATTTTGACGTTTCTGGCGAAACTGGTCTTGCAGGTGTATCCACATTAAGCTTATTTGCTTGGATTGCCACTATTTATGATATTACCGATCCAGTTAGGCTGGAGATGAACAGTTTACCAGAGTGTTACGAAGGGGTCGGTAGATTAATTTTATATGATGGTTGTGGTCATCCACTTGAAGGCTGGCTGTTGAAGAAGATGTGGCCAACAGCGGTTAACTGGGGAGACTTAGACATGGGAAGCTCAGAGGAAGTTACTGTTGAACTAACTCTTCGTTATAGCGAAGTTGAATATAGAAGTTTCTGCCCAGATACTTCTGTGGACAAATGTCCTTGCTGCGAGTGTCCAACAGGAAGCATTTGCTCGTAACAAAATTATCGTATATTTATATTATAAGGGTAGTGTTAAGTCACTACCCTTATTTTCTAAGATGAGGTTATATGGGAATTCCAATGGGATTCGCCCAAGATGAATGGGGCGATATCAACAAAACCTGTTTTAAGAGAAAGTTTCGTTGGAAATTTAAGATAAAAGATGTAATGGGCGAAGGTGTTTCTGCTTTACCTCACTATAAAGGAGCAAGACCTGGATTAAACTTCAGAGAAATGAATGGCGAGCATCTCAACGAAACAATATTCTTTCCATCTAAACCTGAATGGAAGCAAATCCCGATGACCTTATACGATATTGTTAAACCAGATGAAAACCCAGTATTTTCTTGGATCAAAAGAGCTTATAATCCCAAAAATTGTAGTGGTTGGTTTCCTGCTGTATCTCCAGAGTCACTGAAAGCAATCGCAACTCTTGAATTATTTGATGGTTGTGGTGAACTATTAGAAGTATGGACAATTGAACATGCATGGCCTCAAAATGCTGATTTTGGTGACTTAGAAATGAATAACAGTGAGATTGTTACAGTAGATGTTAATCTTAGATATGATAGAGCTTATATAACCTGTCCAACTACAGAAACTCCTATAAGTTTTATAACTGATGCAACTGACGCTTGTCCAACACCAATTTGTTCCCTAATTAACTTCCAAGCAGTTGATGCTCCAGACTTTTCGTTGGTGTGGTAATACTTAAATCAACTTTCATAGCTTCTTTAATTGTTATGCCCAACTTGGCTGCTAAGACTCTAAAAATAGTATAATTATATTTTTGTTTTCTTTTAAATCCGTTATACCACTTTAGAACTTCCTCAATTCTCCTTGGATTTACAGTATCTCCTCTGCCTCTTTTAATCTTTTGTCTTAATTCTGGTAAACTACGGTAAAAATAATGATTTAATTGAATTTTACTATACAAAGGTCTTGAGTATGACCCTAATACTTTATTTTTTAATTCATTTACACAATATTTATTATTTTTAAACCCCCAAGAGTGTGGTGTTAGTGGTCTAATCACATCATCTAATTTAACAATACATTTAACATGACTATTTGGCGACGACATTAAAGATTTTTTTATTTGTGATTTATTTTTTTCATCACCCATTCCAAACATAATCCAATTAATTGCTAAACCACCAAATTGAGAATACTCAGTCATGAAGTAATTTAAATCGTAAGGTGGAGTACTTGGCACAATAAACTCATCAACATCAATAAAAGCACAATAGTTATAGTACTTAGAGAAGCGTTTTATGAAATCTTGATATGCTGCAAGTTGGACTGCCCTTCCAGGAAATTTGTATATATTGACTTTTGAATGAACAATATTTATAGAGTTGCCATTGTTATAGATGTGAATTTCTTTAATACCAACTAGAAGATGCCAATTTATCCATTCTGATATATAAGCAGGTTTTTCATTTTTAATTATTGCACAAATAGCTATGTTTTTTTTAGGTTTAAGCATTTAAACCTAGTTACAACTCTTTCAGTATATTTTTGCAAGCTTCTAAAGCATCTTCCAATTGCTTTGTTTTCCATCCCAATATTCTGCAAGCACCACTTTTATTCAATCTTGATTTCTTTGTGTAACACTTTTGCTCATTAGACAATAAAATATCAACTAATTCACTATATCCTGCATCCTTTAATTTCTGAATCATTTCTTGTTGCTCAATTATATCTGTAAAACTTTTAGTCATATCTTATATTATAAAATTAGCAATTAAAAAATCAAGGCATATTATTAATGAAACTTATTAATAAGCTTTTTATATTTTTAAACTCCCAATATGGAATTTCTAATAAAGGAATTTTATTATCTTTACAATATTGTCGTTTAATTTGATCATTTATTTGTGTTGCAGCTAACTTTTTTTTGCCTTTAGGAGAATTATACATTATTTTATAATGGTGCCTTCCTTGATATTCTATTACAGCTATAACTTCTCCATAGTTTATTATGGCAAAATCAAAAGGCAGCAGACGTTTGTTTAAGCAATTTTTGAACTTATATTGTGGAATAAAACTTAAATCCATTTCTGCCAATATTTTTTTGATCATTTTTTCAGCATATGATGAACGACATAAAGGACAACTGTCTCCTCTCGTTCTTGCATATATTTTTGTCTGCCATTCGTGTCCCTCACTGCATTTCCACCATACTTTCTTGTTCGAAGCATAAGTTACTTGCGATGGAGTGATGTTATTTTTATCATAATTCCATTCTTTTATAACGTCTGGGTGAGTTGTCATTAAGCAATTAGAATTAACGACTTTTTTGCCTAAACAACAGGGACATCCTGTTTTTAAAACAGTCCTGTTATATACAGAACACTTCCATTTGTGATCATAAGCTCGCTTACATTTCCACCAAACTTTCTTTCTGCTTGTATAAACCACATCAGCAGGATTTATACCATTATTTTCAATATAATCCCATTCCTTAAGTAAATTTAAACACTTATTAATAAGTGAATTATCTAGAGATGCTCTTTGATTGCTGCAATAAGGACAACCAGTACCAGTTTTATCTCTTCTGCCTTCCGTCCTGTGTCTTATCATGGTTTGCCATTCATGGCCTTGATTACATTTCCACCATACCTTCTTTCCAGATTTTGGTGATGTAGCATATGGGTCTAAACTATTTTTCTCGTAATTCCAGTCATTGAGTAAATGAGGGTATTTACTGCCAACGGAATCTTCTCTTAAAAATTTCTTTCCAGTACAAAAAGGACATCTTGCTCCTTTTCTTCTTGAAAAAATCCTTGCTTCCCATATATGGGCTTTGTCCTTCTGGCATTGCCACCATACCTTTTTTGCAGAAGATTCAGAAAAGTCACTCAATTTTAGGTTGCCGTTTTTCTCAAAATGCCATTCTAGCTCTAAAACATTGCTTATCATACACTAATATAGTAACGTAATTAAAATTTTTCATTTATTTTTGAGAAATTATTTTTGTTCAGCTTGTTTTGAATCATAGCTTTTTCCAGCTTGTTTATTAAATGGTCTTGATATTTTCTTTTCAATTCGTTATAATTGCGAGCGGTTCTATAAAGCTGTCTAAAGTGGTTAAAAATGCAAGTTGTCATATAGTTAAATGCTTTTCCTTTATTTTTATCAAACTTATCTATTTTCTCGAAACAAATCATGACTCCTTCCTGTATAGCATCATCTATGTCTATCAGGTTAAACTTGGCATACTTAGCTAAATTTTCTGACAATATATAAAAATTTACAGCAAGTTGTTTCTTTAAATCATCAAAATTATTTAATTCTGAATTGTAATCTCTGACTTTATTATCGAGTTTTAGTCTGATCTTTTTGTTTTTCGCATATGACTGTCTCAAATCCTCTAATAACAGTTCATACCTAACTTTCAGCTGTTTTGATTTTTGGAAGTTTATAATTACTTTTTCGAAAAGCTCATTGTTTAAATACTCTGTGGTCAACACGCTCCAAGATAGAAAAAAGGCACATATCAATTTCTTTTCTTTCTTGCGAGCTTATATTTATTCAGTTTCTTCTATAATTAGCTCCTTTTTCCATGCCATTATTCTTTCAAGTGCTTCTTTTCTTGCTTCTCTAAACCATACTTTCGCTTGTTCGAAATAATGAGGGCTATAAAGTTTCCCAGAGGTATAACTCCTTATATGATCAATATTCTCATCAACCTGTCTAGCAAAATTCTGTTCTGACCCTATTAAATAAGGTTTAATCTTATGATATCTTAGTATATAATTGCCTAAAATTTCAGTATCTGGCCAATTTGGCTTCAATGGGCTAGGTTTATAATCCTTGATATTATACATATTACACAATCGTCTAAGACTCCACCCAAAACCAATTTTGTCCATAGTCGGCATATGATAGAGAGTTGCAGTATGTGAAACCATTCCTTTCCAATCATTATGTGCCCTTGGACTCATTTCATAGCCCACCACTGGAGAATCTTTTTCTTTAGATAAATTCACTAAATTTTCCAAAAAATCACGTTTTCTCAAAAAGCAGTCTGCATGGGTAGCAAAAATATATTCGGTTCTGCAAATGGCAAAGGCGGCATCCATAGCCATAGCAGGAAAATCAGAAGGATGTAAAACGCCATTTAATCTAAGGAAATGAACTTCACAATCGTCCGCTTGAAATTTTTGCATTCTTTCAAATTGTTCACCCATACTTCCAGTATCAATTAGCAAAATATAAGGTTTTTCAGTTTGTAATCTTAATAGTTCTATACATATCTCAATGGTTTCTGAACTGTCAACACAAGGAATTGCAGCACTAATTTTATAATTCCAAGGCTTTTTATCACAACTTCCTTCCCAAGGCTGCTTAGTGGTATTAATTCCTTCTCCGCGAAGAGGTGCTATATCTTTTTTCATTTTAAACTATCTTCTATATATGAACAATCCAGTTCAATCTTTTTTAAGCCTGATAGAAAACCCTTTAATTCCTAAGTTTTATAGGGAACTATCAGAATATTATGACAAAAAAGGAGAAGAGAATATTTCTTCCGCTTTAAGTAATTTAATTGAGCTAAAGTTTAACAAAAATGATACAAACACTCAAAATAATTTTATTAGTGGAGAACGATGAGGCACTGTTACCAGAAACTTTAGACTCAATAATTCCTCTACAGCCAGATATTGTAATTGGAAATCTGACTAATAAAACTTTAGACATCTGTAGAAACTATAAGATAAATATACTCAGAATTAAATTTAAAAGCAGAGCAGAAGCTTGCAATAAACTAATAGAAACTACAGAAGGAAATTGGTTCTTTTACCTACAGCCAGGAGAAGTACTAATTCAAGGATATGATGAAATTCGAGAGGTAATATCTAATAATGAAACAAAAACTTATAGTATAAACATATTGCAATCTGATATTATCACCAAACAACCTAGATTATGGAATAAATCGCAAAATCTATATTTCAAAAACCCTGTTTTTGAAAAGTTAGTATGCAATAATTCTAGTTATTTAGATGTAATTCTATATTCTAATTTACAAAGAAATGATTTAAAGACTAGTAGAATAATTGAAGATTGGGAAAAAGCGAATCCTTTTGATGCTGAGCCATACTATTACAAAGCATTCATAAAGCTCCGTGAAAAAAAGTTTGAAGAGTTTAAGCTATTAGCTAACAGGTATTTGTTTAAAAATACTAATAACAATACAATGGCATTGAGTATGATTAGGTACTATTTGGCTATTATCGAATGGTTTAATTATAAGAATTTCCGAAAATCTATTGAGAATTTAATTCATTGTTTAACTGTAAATCCACTTATGGCTGAATATTGGTGTTTGTTAGGAGATATTCATGTTGATTGCAATGAATTTGAAAAAGCAATTAGTTTTTATGAAAATGCAATAATTCTAGGAAGTCATAGGCTTAGGGAAGATCAATGGCCCATGCAGATTACAAAGTACAAAGAATATCCCGAGGAGATGAAACAAAAATGCAAAAAATTACTTGAAAATAAATCTAATTATAATCCAATTCGTTAATGACAACGGTAACTTCGTCTTGCCACCTGGCCATTTGCACCTGCTTTCTCCCTGGTGCAAGTTCCTTCAATTTATTTTCCAATTCATCAACATGACAATTTATTACGTGCCAATGGTTTTCCATAAGTGGTGGTAACTCAATATCTGGATTGATAATATCTTTTCCTGGATAAAATTCCTTTAGCTGTTTTACTCCATACTTTAGAATTTTTCTATAGATGGATATATTGCAAGGGCATCCTGGATTTTGCTCATATTTAGCTATATCTTCTTTAAGTTCGAGTGGAAGTGATTGCCTAAATTTAGCATCTCTTAATGCGTTTTTAACTTCCTGAATTGAAACTTTCTTCATTTTGTTTATTGGAGTTTGGTTCAGGAATTTTTTTCGGTGTAATTAAGCGACCGCATTTTGGACACCTAAATTGTTTAGTTTGGGCTATGGGCTCCTTTTTAACTACTTTTCCAGTTACCGCATCAATCTTAGGAACTGCTGTATCTATTTTACTTCGCTTACTTAAATACAAATCTTCAACATCTGTGCCATCTGTTATTCGATTATAGTTACAGAATTCGCAGTATAATCTGTAGAATTTAATGCTCATCTAGATTAATTATAGATCGAGCCTCCAAATAATTAAAAAGTATGGCACCAAAATTTGCAAGAGAGCTTCCAGCAAATCCAGCTATCAAGATTTGCAAATAACTTATATTATCAAAACAAGCCCATCCACAAAAAAGGCCAGCCCAAAATCCAAAACATTGATAGCAATTAACCATATAAGATATTTTCTCTGGAAACCATTTTTGCATGGCATTCCTAAACGGCTCCATAATAGTGCTATCGACAATTATATGTGTAAGTCCAACTACGCCTAAAGCAAATAAAAATAAACTCATGCATTACCTCATTATCGCCAAAAAGTGATATAAATTTTATCAGAGTCTCGACTTAAAGTAAAGTTATTAAATCCATCAAAATCAGAAAGATTTTGACCTAAATCTATTGTAATGTTTTTAACCAGATTATAATCTAATTTATTGATAGCTATGGTTTCCTTAAAATAAGCTTCTAGAATTTTTATTTCTTTTTCACTGAGATAATTGATTAGGTCTAGCTTGGCCTGTTGTCTAAGATTGCGTAGGAAAGGCAGACGATAACTCATCAACCATTGATCAAAAATATACTTTAGGTCTGGAAGAAGGTTGTGAATTTCTTTATTCTTTAAAATTAAAGTTTCTACATTATTCATATTTAACAATATCATACTATTATATTTAAGTAAAACTAAGGAGATAAAATGCCAGATGATACTTTTAAATCAGCTAGACAACCAGACTCACCTATAAAGTTCATTGGAACTCCACCTCCAGGCATGAAACAAGCGTTAAAAGGTGTCAGGCAAGAAAAGGAACAAGAAGCTAAAATAGTAAAAGAAGGTAAAGAAGCTGGTGAAAATGTTGCAAAAATAATAAAGGAAGGAAAAGAGGCTATTGTTGATGTTCCTCCTCAGATTCCAAGTCAAGCACGTCCGGTTGGAAGTAGCGATCTGGAAAAATTGCTAGAAGGACTTCAGCCAGTATCATATGTTTATGATGAAATTAAATTACCATCATTAGGCATCTTCTATGATAACAAAAACGGACCCTCTGATGGAATATGTCATCTAAGACCTATGACCGGAGAGGAAGAGCAGATATTGGCCACTCCGCGATATGTTCGTAAAGGTCATGCCATCGATTTAATCTTTCAACGCTGTATGAAAGAACACTTTCATACAGATTCTTTCCTTTCACAGGACAGAACTTATATGTTGATATTCCTGAGGTTAATATCTTATGGACACGAGTATGCTGTAGAAGTCAAATGTCCTGATTGTGAGAAGAAGTTCAATACTGACATAGATTTAAATCAGTTATCTGTTAATTACTGTCCACCTGATTTTAGACCTCCACTTAGCGATACTTTGCCAAAATCAAATTACAAAATAAATTATAGGTTACCGAGGGGCAAGGAAGAGAATTTAATACAAGAATACAGAGATAAGAATTTAAAAATGTGGGGAGATTCTGGTACAGATGAATCTTTAATTTACAGAACTGCAATGTTGATTGATGATATCGAAGGACTGAAAGATAAACAAGAGTTAATGATCCTTTTAAAGAAGCTTCCGATTCAAGATGTTGCTCATATTAGGAATCTGACTACAGAACCTCCATTCGGTGTGGATACAAGAAGTGAAATAATTTGCCCACGTTGTTTACGTGATTTTGAAGTAGATTTGCCATTTGAAGCAAATTTTTTCTTCCCAAGGGCGAGACACCGCAAGAAAGAACCAGAATCAGTCTAGAGTTTTGGAACTATCTTATGGAAGAACAGTTTTTCTTTACATATCATTTGCGGCGTTCAAGAAAGGAGTTTCTATCGTACCCGATTAATGAAAGGAAGTGGATGATAGCTAGGTTCCTTGAACAAAGGGAAATGGAAGAACGAGCAATAGAGAAAGTTAAGAATAAAAAATGAAAAACTATTGGCTGGATATAACAGCCCAAGATTAAATAATAATAGCTAGAGAAAGTAGACGACAATGTTCCTAAAGAATTATTGGTTGAATAAAAAGAAATCCAAGGAAGAGGAACAGTCAAAAGATGAAAAGATTAAAATTATAGTAAACAATATAATGAAAAGAAAACTTTTGCAAAAGATTAAAAAATGATCAAGGAGGATAAATGATTAAAGATAGATATCAAAATCCGACCATCGGAGATACGGTTAAGCTACAGTTATTTTCGTGGAATTCAAATACTTTCACAAATGTAGACACCATAAGTAAAATAGACATATTCTTTCTTGATCCTGGTGTAGCTACTCCTGCAAATCCACTTGGCAAAGTCTTAGTACAAACTATTCCTGGAGCTTCTGTAGTAAACCCATCCGAAGGACATTATGAATTAGACTTATTTCTAGACCCAGGCCTTTACATTGATACAGGAAGGTATATTGATTGTTGGACAATAGAATTTGAGTCCGGTGACCCAGATTCAGAAATAGATCAATTGTTCGAAGTCTTTCCTGACTTGTGGTATACCAGTCCTATACCAGTAGTTTATGACTTTGAATTCTATTTTCAACCTAATAAAATACGTTTTGGTTCTAAAAAGTTTATTGAAATTGAAGTCATACCTAATGTGCCACGAGCTACCGACCTGGCAGCATATTATACTAACTTAATTATTTCTGCTAATTTGAAAGTGTTTATTGCCTTAAATTGTAGCGAATGCGTGCCTTGTGAAAATGATTTAAGAGTGGTTGTCGATGGAGAACTGACACAATTTAGAGAAAAAAATAGAGCTTTTTACTTTATTGATACAACGAAGTTTGATTGCGGGGTTTTCGACATCTGGTTTGAATTGGATTTTGGAGGTAATGTTTATGTTTCGCCTGTCAATCAATTACAAATATTCAATTAAAGGGGGGTGATGAAAAATTTTTGGCTATCCGGATCGGAAAAATTTGAAGAAAAACCGGTTAACATGGAGATAGGAAAACTCGGTTCGGCTGAACTTATTCTTCCAAGAAAGTTCCGTTTTCAATTAATATCAAAAGATTGCGAAGATGTTCAAATATTTACAAGAAAAATTGAGTTGGATTTCTTCGATAAAATAATGAAAGCTAGTTTCTACGATGACCAGTATGGCGAAATTTACAGATGGATTAAGAACGTAGGACTACCATCGGAAGTTCAATTAAAACACTACGATGGTATTGGCTATACACTTTCAACTTTTACAATAAAGGGACTAGATGTACAAAAGCACACATGTTCATATGACTACCAAGATAGCAATGTACTAACGCACGAAGTAGAATTTTCCTACCAAGAAATCAAAAGGAAAGATAAGCCTAGAAAACGACGAACAAAAAAGACACAAGTCGTTACTGACAAATAACTTAAGAAAATTTACTTTACAATCCTGCCGTTTCGACGTATACTTACTGCGAACGGCGGGATTTTTTTGACCCTTTCACGCAAGGTGGCATTCTATGTCCAAGCGAAGTAAGCGTCAACAACGTTTGATAACGACTTATAATAAAGATAACCAGCAGGCAATATTGGCAAGTATTCACGAGAATACTCCTGAAAAGCCAAGTATCGGTCAACTGGTAATGCAGCGAATGCAAAAGATGGGTTTGACCGAAGATGCAGCAAAACCACCCATCAGAATAGCAGATATGCCCTTGGGGGATGTTAAGACAGTAGTGCTCCCTCCTGAGGAAGAGCAGGAAGAGTGGCCAATTCATTGGGCAAAGTGTCCTGCTACCTGCAATCCAATGGAATGGCGGCGTGCTTCAGAGCACAGGGATTATTACCTAGATCAGCAGAGAAAGGACGAAAATCGCAGGCCCTGGTTCCAGTATCCCAAATACAATTACCAATACTCAGAATTCGTCTATTGCACTCCTGAAATGATGGAAGTGCTGCTTCGGTATATGCCCATCAATCGTGGCTGCAAGGATCATTGGGTTGATGCAATTGCTCGTGATGTCTTGAATGAACGTTGGCTGCAAAGTCACGAAAGCCTTGCGATAAATACAATCGGCAATTTCCACGATGGGCAACATCGTGCAAAAGGAATCATCAAGGCAAACAAGTCGTGGCCGCTCTATGTAACTTGGAATGTTCCTCCAGAGGCTGTTTTTGTCACTGATTCTGGTGAAAGGCGAAAGGTTAACGAGAAATTGTCGTTCCTTTTCCCCGATTCCAAGATTACCAATAAGACAGCAGCACTCTGCCGCTCCATGATGTGGGGTCTCTCCAATCGTGGCATCAAGTACAGTGAATCAGAAATCGCAGATTTTGCTATCAAGCACCAAAAGGTGGTTCAGTGGGTTACCCACCATATCAGAGGGTTTCGTGCTGATGTTCAAGCGGTCGTCGCAAAATCCCTTCTTTGGTGGGGAGAAGAAGCCCTTCTGCCCTTTGTTGAACGGCTCAAGTCGGTTCAATTTGTTGGTGATGGCGATCCTGCCAAGGCACTCTATCTCTGGCTCCAGAAATCCAAAAATGAAGGAACCAAGAGCAAGAGTTATACTGGCCCCCTGATTTACTACAAAAAGACTCTTGCCGCTGTCCATGCCTACATTTACGATAAAGGTGCGAATCGCTTGCACGCCAAGGAGGACGATGTTTTTGAATGGACGCCAGGTTGGGATGTTCCAGCAAATGCTCCCGCCAGAGGGAAAGTTTTTCAGGATGATGAGGAGGAGTAAAAAAATGGCAAAGAAACAAAGTGAAGCTGCTAAAAAGGCGTGGAAGAAACGTGGTGAAAATATAATCAAACGAAAAATAAAGACCACTTTTCCTCTTCGTAATGAAAAGCACGACATAGAGATCATAATCAACCTTGAAAAACAACAAATCCGCTTCAAGCGTCAGGGTAAGAAAGGCATTGGAGGGGATTTGTGGTTTGTCTATGAACTCCTGGGTGGTGAGTGATGGAAAAATCAGCACTGCAACGAATGGAAAACCTTCTAACTAAACAGGAAGACCTTCATCCTGATCTAAAGGAATATCTTTGTCAGTCTCATGATTGGGAATGCCTAAAGCACCCTCTTGTCTTTGCAGTTCCCTATACTCCAGGCATGAATGCATTTTACAACGAGCAGTACAGATACAAAAAAAATGCAATCGAGAAGGCAGAGGAAGATAAAAAATGGGGAAGCTATATCTTTCTTCATGAAAGGCCACACCGCATTGAATCATTTGCATACAAAGCAATCTTAATGCCCGATGATGTTTACTGGGAATTACTAGGCTCAATTTGGTCAGATAGTGAAAATATTTGGCAAATGACAGTGTTCCTCCCTAGTTTGCTCAATAGTAAAAGACCTGGCAAAGAAAACATGATGGATCAAAGTGAAAGAGAAACGTTAGAGCAGATGCCAGATGAATTTATTGTTTATCGCGGGCATCAAGAGTATAACAAAATTGGATATAGTTGGACATTAAGTTTTTGGAGGGCAAAGTGGTTTGCTCAAAGATTTAGTCAAAAAGAATCTGAATCTGTTGTTTCTGCCTGGGTAAAAAAGGAACACATCCACGCCTTACTGTTAGGAAGAAATGAGTTCGAAATTGTAATCGGTCCAGATAAATTAGAAAATGTCAAAACAGTAAGAAAACCAGTTCGACCCAAGTTCTTTCAGCTATTACTCGATGAAGCATTAAATTCCTTTGTTTTAGGCAAAAGGTCTTTTCACGGTAAATGGCATTGGGAAAAGGTTGAAAGAAATGCTTTAGCCCTTTGTCAACGAGTAATTCATGCAGACTCGAAGGTTTGCAGGCTCTTTGCTATTCTCCACGATTGTAAACGAGAAAACGAGGATAATGATCCAAGGCATGGGCATCGAGCCGCAGATTACATTCTCCAGCATAAAGAAATAAAAGAAGCTTTATCCAAAGAACAGATGGATAAGCTGACATTTGCCTGTCGCTATCACAATGATGGACAGGTATCAGATGATCCGACAATCGGTGTTTGCTGGGATGCAGATCGACTTGATCTGCCAAGAGTTGGCATCACTCCTGATCCCAAATATCTGTCCACGGAATGGGCGAAAAAATTAATCTGGAAAATCTGATGGCGATAGACATGACCACCTTTCTGCCAGAGAATGTTATAAAACCTCTTGCATGGCTTGGTAAATTCAATTGGTTGCTTTTCGAGCCGCTTGATGATAGGTTTCTTATCTCTCCAGACAAGGATGTTTGGAAAAATGCTACCCTCATAGAGAAGCGAAAACAAAGACAGCCAGATGAATTCTGGTCAAGGGTTAAAAGTATACTTTATACTCCACCTTTTGGCGACAAAGAGCAATTGTTTGAATATGCTCTTAGTCGTGCTTTGGCGTTTGGTCCAAAAATATTCCGACCTACTTCTATGCAATGTCAAGCATTTGAAAATACTGCGGTGAACATTCCGTTCGAACAGTATGCACAACCATATGAGACTCTGTTAATTGAGTTTCCAGAAGAATATCGAAGACTCAAATTACAAGAATTCTCACGCTGTCCACGATTCCTGATTGCTTGGTATAACCGTAAGCTAAAAATTATTATGGTATCTTGTCAATTCGATTCACAGGATGACAAGATAGTTGGAGTCCTTACGGGTAATTCTCAAGAAAATGGTTTGGAAACCTTACTGACGAATTCAACTTGCCGTGAACCAGATGGCACTCTTGCAACAAAAGTAGAAGACTTTCAGATTTCATTGCTGTTTGAAAGAATAGCAATCAATCTGAATATGCTCATGATGTATGGCGGCAGCAAGATCATTGCTTCTCCAGCGAATCGTCATGCATGGGCACACTATCGGGAACTCAAAAGTCGATATAAGAAAAACCGAGATAAGAGAGGGTTGGAACGTATCAGACAACAAGAGCGAGATGCAGCACTTACTCTTATTGACGAAATAAAACTTGAACAGGAGATCGGTTTCAAGGTTCAGTTCAATGAACCATTGCCACCAAATGCGACAGACAAAGATGGCGTTTCCCCAAAACCACACTGGAGGCGTGGACACTGGGCAAATCAACCTTATGGTCCTGGGTCTGTGCTTAGAAAACCAGTGTTAAGGCCACCAGTTTATGTCGTGGGTAAAGCCTACAAGAGTATCGATATAAACCTTGAAAGGACCTCTGTTGTTTACACGCAGGAAGGGGAATATTATCAGCCATGATCTACGATATTCAAGCGTCTCAAGAAGTTTTGAAAATAGCAAATTGGGAAGAACTAAAAGATATTTGTAAAGGTTATGAACCAACCATCTCCCAAAAGTCTTTTACTAATCTCGAAAAGGCTAAACAAAAAGATGGTCGGGTTCAGGCTATGATAATCGAATGGAAAGGCGACCTCTTTACGGCACTGCTTCTAAAGGATAGTAATGGTCCCTATTTTAGCTTCATTTTAGCATCAGAAATGGGCAAAGAAGAAGAGATTAGAGAAGGTATGAAGCACGCTAGTATGCAAGGTATTAGAACAGGACAATTTAGAATTTAATGAACAGAACAATTTATCTAAGTGAACGAGACATTCCCTTGGTTTACTACGGAGAGCCACCACCAAAAAGTAAGTTTTATTTAACAGTGGAAAATTACCTTAAATGGTATCATATTTACCGCATTACTCCTGAGGGGAAAGTACGAATATTGCCAGAACATTTTAGCAGAAAGTTTGAAGCAGAAAATGAGGGCTGTTGTGCGTGGGGAGATCATATTCCTTTCCCTCAGTTTTGTGCTTGGCTGACTAAATTTCCAAACAATATTTGGTGTGACCAATCCTTGGAATTAATCATTGGGCGGTGGATACTCGAAGGAAGATCGCTCGCAGCTATTTCTGAACTCGTGCCAAAGGATTCTGTGTAAATTTGTTCATGGAAAAATTCAGGAACCTATTTGCCAAACTTGCATCAAAAACCTAGAATATCCTAGACGAAACACGAACACAGGAGATACATATGTCCACCAAACGAGAACAACGATTGGAAATGATCGCTAACCAAATGATGAAGGGAATCAATGGTAAGAATATCTCGCCTGAGCAAGCCCAACGATTTAGAGAAAAATACAGTGATATAATCAATTGGGTTGAAGAAAGTATGCCCAAGGAAATCAGCACTGGAGCCTGTGGTGCAATTGGCAAAGCAGTGTTATTTTATGGTAAAGACAGAATGGAGAACTTCTGCAACGCCATCAAGAATTGTGAGTTTAACGGTGTTGATGACCCAGCACACGTTCTCTGGCTTTGGTTAACTAGAACTTCCAGAGATACAAAGGATGTTTATAAAAGGACTGCCAAAGCTATTCGGTGCTACATAAATTGTCGTAAGTTATCTAATAGGAATTTTGAGCCATGTAAGATTGACATTTTTGAATGGAATGAAGATTATACTGAAATGGTGGTGCCAAAGCAGAAAAATCAATTTACTAGGGTGTAGTACCTCTAGCGGCAGCAGCCTGCCGACCTGCTTGGCTCATACCAGCAATCATTCGTTGACTTGCAGCTTGTTGCTGCTGTTGCTGTTGCCATGCGGCTAACCGTGCCATCATATCACTTTTTTCTTCAGGTTCTTGTTGTTGTTGTTCAGGTTCTTGTTGCTGTTGTTGTTGTTGAGGTGCATATGCCGTATAGCGATCAAGTAACTTATTCAAACTATCGATTCCTTTCCCCCATTCGTTGCTTTGTAAGCGATTTAAGACTGCTCTTCTTAAACCATCATCTTGGATGTTATTAGCACGAGTCCAGAAAGCATTTAGGTGTTTCTTGAATTTTTGAGCCTGTGCAATCGCTTCTGGAGTAATGCCCCATAACCCTCTCCAGCCACCAGCAGCAGCTTGTTGAACGCCACCCTTAATAGCTCCGCCAAGCTGTTGCATCCACGCTGGAGTTTTGAGCAATTCATTAAAAGCAATATTAAGTTCTGAAAATTCTTCCTCTACTAATAACCACTCTCTGAAACCCGTCATAAGAGTATTTAGCTATGTTTTATTCATTTCCAACAGGTGAATTGAAGAAGGATTATTACAATCTCAAAACTGAGAATGTTACGCTTGAAGTAGTTGGAGGTAAAAAGCACACGGACATAGCCAATAATTTCTTAAATGGAACTTACCAAATAAAAGGCATTTTAGATAATGATTGTATAAAAGATCACTCTAAAATCCTACCTGGAAGTATTTGGAAGCTTACGGTAGGATATGAAAACAGATATAGTACTGTTGATGTTATTTTTATAGACATCCTCGATATTGTAAATAGTCCTTACCCAAGACTCAGAAGATATAGTTGGCTATTCGGTGTAATCAAGAAGCCCACCAAAGACCAAATTGGTTTTATGCCACAAAATGATGGAGAGATTACATTGGATGAATTGTTAGAAGAAATAGGTTCAAACAGAGCAGAAATGAGTACCAGCAAAAAGAAATTTACATCTGAGGGAGGATTTTTCTAAGCAAATATTATAAATAAAAGCATGAAGACATTTGCTGAATATACAAGAGAAAGGAATGCACTTTCTGAAGCTGGTGTGGGGGCACCTGATCCTAGATGGGACCCTATGACTTATTTTCAGAATCTACCCCCACAAGAACAAGCTACTGTACAAGCTCGTGCAAAAGAAATGGAAAAATATATTCCCAGACCAGATGCTGCCTTAAAGGCTGCGGCATCTGAACATCGCATGAGGGTGATGCACCAACCAACAGACCCTATGGCTGGTGATCCAAGTGCTCGTGGAGGTGAATTGGGAGCTCTCCCAAAAAGAGAAATGCGTCCTATGGGCTAAAAAGGAATACCAGCTACTGGCGGCGTTTTTCCTCTTACGTTAAGAAGATAATTCATAACTTTATTGTAAATTTCAGGCTTAAATTTTATTTGATCCAAAACATCCTGTCGTTCTTGATCAGAAAGTTCAGCTACCTGTCTTAATGCTTGTCCAATTATTTTAGGATTGGGATTTAACAAGCTCATTGCTAATCTTTCTGAAGATGTGGGCACATAGTCATGCATAGCAAAACCGCTGTCATCTCTAGCTTCAAGCCATTGTGCAAAACTTTTCATGAAAATATCTAGCATATCACTTGAAAAACTTATCTGGTAATTTAAATATCTGATCTAAAGCAATCAAAGACCAATCCCTATAAATAAACCTATATTTCCAATTAAAATGGGGCAAATCTTCTGTTCTGATAAAACACATCCAAGATTTATAATCTTTTTTCCATATTATCATTGGCTTTCTACCACATCTTTTACTCTCCAAAAGCACCTGCTCTATAAACTCATCAATCTGTGCATTTCCTTCTGAAAGTGCGGAGTAAAGATCAATATCATTATAGCCCTTTTTGCTTTCAATTACAAATTTGAAACCCTCTGGAGTAACTATATCTCCAGTAAATGTATCTTGGGCGTGTTTAGGTAGATAACTTACTTGTCCGAATCGATTTCCAGAACCAATTGTTCGAGAGAAGCCTTCGCCAAACCTTTCTACAAACAGCTTTACTAAGGCCCTCTCGGAACGCTTACCTTTTTTACTTGAATCTACTTTCTTTTTTCTTTTAGGTTTAAGAAGTTCCTCGCCATCATTTAGAATATCTTCCATACAACTCACTCATTAGATTATCAAATTCAACTCTAACTATACTAGTTAGTTGGGTCTTACTTCTTCTATTAGGCTCTTTAAATATTAGTGTTTTTAATTCTTCAAAAATAATTTGTATTTCTCTACCTTGTTCTGTTGAGCGTTGGACTGGAAAGTAATCACTATTGTTCCATTCTTGTAAATCGCCATCAAATTGAACATCATAACTATTAAATCCTCCATCGGATTCAAATCGCCACACTTCTTCGGTTGGAACTTCTATTAGCTTTTGTTTTTTAAAATTTAAGGAACAAACAGCGTGTGCCCAGATATTAGCTGTCGAACAGAAGAAGATTTGCCCTAGCTCTTCTCTTAGGTCAATTACCCAAAGCGAACGATGTCTGTTTCGAAAAAGCCATAATGTTTTCTTATCTGCTACTATTTCCCCTAAAGCAACTGCCATATGTCCATAATTAATTAACGAAAAAACATTAGCTATTCCAACAGTTCGATCTTGTTCTGCTTCGATTATCCTTAGGATAATCTCAGAATCGCACTCCGATAAAACTTGAAAATTCTTCCTAAGTACATTGAACTCAAATATTCGGCCATTATGAATTAAACACAGGCTTTGATTATCGTTGGTAAAGGGATGATTATTTATGTTTATTACAGGATGACCGACGCCAAGGCTAGCTTGTCTAGCGTGCAAAAGTAAAATATCTGGATTAAAATCTCTCAAATCCCACCAAACTTTCCTAGTAGTGAGAATGGAGGATTTAATAGGTTCTTTGTGATAATGAATTTGATTAAATTCATTCGCTGCCCAAAACCCAGCAGCATCTATTCCCCGTGCCTCTAGTTCACAAAATAAATTTGTGGCTATATCAAAAGTTAAATTGGGATGTTTTGATTTACCTATAAAACCTGCAATTCCGCAAATATTTCACCTCTTTTGCAAAATAGCTCTATTATATACTTTACTTAAAATTTAGCAATATATTTTCTAATGGCACAAAGGAGAGATGACAGAACATTAGGCGAGAAGATTGCCGATTTGATTACTCACATGGCTGGCTCTTGGACATTCATTATTAGTTTAGGAGTGTTTCTAGGAGTGTGGATATGTATAAATACTCTCGTTTTATTTGATATTATAGCATTTGATAAAAAGCCTTATATTTTGCTAAATTTAATACTTAGCTTTATTGCTGCCTTTCAAGCTCCGTTCATTCTTATGTCTCAAAACAGGACAGAAAAGAAACAAGATCAAGCTTACAGGATATTGTTTCAGGAGCTTAAAGAATTGCTTGAACAAGATATTGAGCACGAGCAAGAAATTGCTAATTTGGAAAAGGAAATAAAGAAAGATCAGGAGTTAGTAAGGTATCAATTAAATAAACTCTTAATTTCTCTGCAACAAGCAATTTCACTTGAGCAACTTACTAGAAAGGATATTGCTGAAATTCTTGAATTCTATGAAGAACAGGAAAATCAAGAAGAAAGTTGATTTTTATACCATTCCTCTAATCTATCTAGAGCACTTGGAAATGTATCGTTAAAAACTTCGGTAATATCTCTTTTCATTTCGTTATAATCCATTTTAATTTCTTCTGGGGATGATTTTGGAATAGGACCAAATACTTTTTCTAATAATTGCTCTTCCTTTGTTGGTGATTGTTCCTTTGGCGGCGGCATTTCTTGCATTTCTTGCAAATGGAACTCATCCCAATACTTGGGATAAATGATTTTGACATAAGGCATAGGCAATAGAGCTTCTAAGTCATGCAATAATCCACAACTACAAAATTTATAGGGAAGCCCTCGAAATATGCGACAATCACCAAAATGATGAATTTTATTTCCCCAAAAGTACCTATATCGGATGGCATTTAGATGTGTCTGTTGTGCATGGCTCATTCAGCTTCTCCTTGAGCGGGTGCAGCAAGTTTGTGAATTGGGGTTCCCAACTTCTTACCCAAACGCTCAAGTTCTACTCTAGCACTATTGAGGATTTCTTTCAAGTCGCCTTTTTCGTCAATAGCTTTCGCCAAAGCGACACCTACTTTTTGCAGCACTTTCAAAAACTTATATTCTGACCGAGGCCATGTGCTATGAAGAATTTTACGGATTTGATTGACCATATAGTCACAATTCTTAACTAACTGCCTAGCTCCAATTTGTTTACCACCCACCAATAGTTCGTGAATACCAGTAAGAACATCACCTACTCTTTGTCCTAAATATTCACGTTGCTCTAATAATAAATATTCCTTAAATTTCATATAAATTATGTAGTAATATCAAATTAATAATCAATCCAACTATCCGTAATTCGCCAGTAAACCTCTAGTTCAGCTTCGTTAGCATTCTCTATTTTTTCTATCATATCATCATAATATTCTGGATTATGTCCAATATGATACTCATCCCTATACCATTTAACGAGCTCGATAAGGCATTCTTTACTTTCAGGCATTTGATTTCCTTTCTAAAGCAGCGGAAACCAATCCATTAAACAGAGGTGCAGGATTGCCCAATCTGCTTTTAAATTCAGGATGTGCTTGAGTTCCAACAAAAAATGGATGATCAATAAGTTCCATCATTTCCACTAAATTTGATTCAGGATTTATTCCAGAAACTTTAAACCCAGCTTTTGACAAAACTCCAATGTAATCTGGGTTCATTTCAAACCTGTGCCTATGCCTTTCACTAATCAACTTCTTCTTATATAGGTTGGATACCATACTATCTTTACTTAATTCACAATCGTAAGCCCCTAGTCTCATTGTTCCAGATTTCTTTCTGATAGCTTCTTGTCCTGGAACAAAGTGGATTATAGGACTTTCAGTGTTTTTATCAAATTCAGAACTATTGGCATCTTGTATATTACAAAGATTACGGGCAATTTCAATTGCTGCACACTGAAGACCAAGACAGATACCAAGGAATGGAATCTTCTTTTCCCTTACGTATTTAATAGCCTTGATTTTTCCTTCAACGCCACGAGAGTCAAACCCTCCAGGTACGATTATACCATCGACATCATCAAAATATTTCCAAATTCCTCTGGCATCCTTGGCTTGTTCAAGTTCTTCAGCAGCGATCCATTTAATTGTCACTCTAGCACTATTAGCAACAGCAGCATGGTAAATTGCTTCTTTTAGGGAGAGGTAAGCTTCGTCGCAGTTGTCATATTTTCCCACCATAGCAATTTGAATAGAAGGAAGTTCGTGGTTATTTACATATTTTTCTACTAAGTCTCTATATTTGTAAATTCGGCATGGATTTCTACCAAGTCTTAATTTATCGGAAATAAGATCATCAATATGTCTGTTATAAAATTCAATCGGGACTTGATAAATGGTTTGAACATCAGGTGCTTCAAAAACTGAATCTCTTGGAACATTTGTTAGACTTGATATTTTATCAAGCATTTTTAAGGGGATTTCACGATCAATTCTACAAAGCAAAACCTCTGGTTGTAGTCCAAAAGATTGTAAATCCTTCACACTTCTTTGAAGGGGTTTTGTTTTAAATTCTTTGATTGTAGGCACCCAGAGGATTGGGGCAACAAGAATGATTAGAACTTCTTCATTATTCTTTTGTTTAAATTGTCTAATTGCTTCAAGAAAAGGTCCACTTTCCAAATCACCGACTACGCCACCAATTTCACAAATTACAATCTCAGCTTCCTTGCCTAACGATAGAAATCTTTCTTGAATTTTATTAGTAACATGAGGAATTACTTGCACGGTTGTTCCAAGATATTTTCCGTCCTCATCATCTTGAATGATTTCTTTGTATATTTGCCCGCTGGTAACGATATTTTTTTCTGATACCCTGCAACCTATAATACGTTCATAATGCCCTAAATCTAAATCACACTCTTTTCCATCATCGCAAAGGAAGACCTCGCCATGTTCCCGTGGAGCAAGAACACCTGCATTACTATTTAAATAACCATCACATTTAAGAGGTTGGATTTTATGTCCACGAAGAGAAAGAAGTAGCCCGATACTGGCAGCTGCAATTCCTTTACCAGTACCACTTATTACCCCACCAAGAACAAAGATGTATTTGACCATAAATCTATCATAGTAGATAGTGAAAAACAGGACAAGCTTATTCCATAGATGGAAGCTTCAAATTAGTAAACTCTTTTGGTTCTAGGTGGTTCTTTAACTACATCAATCACACTACTGGAATGTAGTCTTCTTTAAATTTTTACAAAGTAGGAACTGATAGCTTGATCATAAGCAGTAATTTTCGCAAAAGCAGTCCTCGCCAAATTCTTGCGAGTTTCTAGACTCAGACCTTTTTGTTCCTGGAGTTCGGTGAGAATTTCTGCGTATTGTGTCGGATCGGTCACAATAGCCACATCATGGTAGTTCTTGGCTGCCGCCCTTACTAGCGTAAAACCGCCAATGTCGATGTTCTCAATAATCTCTTTGTGAGAGCTTCCTGATTGGGCAACAATTGCCTCAAATGGATAGAGATTACATACAACTAAATCAATGGGTACAATTTTGTGTTCACTGAGCGTTTGTTGGTGTTGTTCATTGTCACGCAGAGCCAGGATTCCGCCGTGAATATGAGGATGGAGCGTTTTTACCCGACCATCCAAGATTTCAGGGAAGCCAGTGACATCAGATATATCACGTACCAATAACCCTGCACCCTTCAGGGTTTTACATGTACCGCCCGTTGAAATCAATTCAACACCTAGTTCGCTCAAACCTCTTGCCAGTGGTATTAATCCTGTTTTGTCGCTGACGCTAAGTAATGCTCGATTCATTCGGAGTCTCCTTAACCATAATGAGGAACTGCAAATTGTTCTTTGCAAGAACGATCAACTGCATCACTAATTTTCTTCAAAGTTTCAATTTCAACAATAAGGTGGGAAAAATAATGAGGAACATCCCCACCAAAACTGGTACAACTGGATTTAATCAATTTGATATACTTTTCTTTATAAGCGTATGCTTCAATTAAATTTTCGCCAAAAGACCATCCTCTTGGCGGAACAGTTCCTGTCCAAAAGGGCTTGCGACCACTTGGCTTTACTGCATTTTCGTATGCATCTAAAATTTCTCTAAAATGATGTTTTTCCAACTCGATATAATCATGTTCTGTGTAAATCGCAAAATTGCCATGACTGACCCAATCAAGTTTTATTTTAAATTTATTATCATCATCTTTTATTTTTAAAATATGTTCTGACTCAAACTCTTCAATTAAAAAATTCATTGTCATTTTTATTCACTCGCTTTAAGTGCTTTCATTTGGGGTCTCCTATATAAAACAAGTATTCTCCAGACATCCACTACAGAATGTTCCAAGAATAAGTTTTCTGCCATTAGGGAACACGAGAGTAAGTTGTTTAGTATTTCTGTTTTTACTCTCCCCAATTTGGCCATTTTCGTCCAAATTTACTAAATCAAATGATTGAATTGTGCCATCAGCAGCTAATTCGTTTAGTTTAGCTTCAACATTCATCTTTACCACCTTTCATTGCTACGTAATACTTATTTAATTGCTTCTCTTCGGTTCATTCGGGGTCAACCAAATAGCCATCAGGTAATTTTAGCCTAAACTCTTTAACTTGTGACCATTTAAGGTTCGCTTCTTGCATATCATCAGCAAAAAAATCATAACAATGAGAAAGCATGTTGCCAGCATCACTGGTTAAAACATGAACTTCAACTTCGTTCATTTGGGGTTTCCTTAATATGTCTTTATAAAAGCATCACATTTTTTATCTGACTCATCAACGTCTTCTATTTCTAAAAGGTCAAAAATATAAGAAATCTCTCCAGTTTTGCCATCTGAAACTTTTACTGGCGATGTACGTATTTCTTCGGGCATAGCTAAAATACGATCCGCTAGTTGCTGCCAAGTCATTTGGGGGCTCCTATGCATTCTTATCTATTATTTTTATTTTTCCAAACCCCTCTGGATTTCTAACCTTCTCAACAACTTCTTTTGCTTTTTTCATACTAGAGGCAGTAATTAAATCTATATTCCATAGTTTATGCGGCCCATCTGCTGATAAGCAGACTGGATCAACATAATCGTGATTACCCCATTTCCACCAAGGAACAGAATATATTTTCATTTAGGGTCTCCTAAGTCTAATCCCATCCCTCAATCTTTGATTTTCCTCTTCAAGTTTTTTAATGTAATCTTCTACCGTGCAATCATCTCGCCCCCACTTGCAACCATGAATTGGGCAACAACGTTCGGGAGTTGATAATTCCCGCAATGCATCAATTGCCACCTGATGCCAAATTTCATTTTTATTTTCACCTAAACAAACTTTAATTAGCTCAACAGCATCTGCATGGAAAGGATGGTTCTCATACCACATTATCCAACAGTGAGGACATCTGCCAGTAGGTTTTCTTACAGCCTTATATTTTTTGTGTTTGGGGCAAGTAGTTTCTTTTACCTCAGCCATCATTTTCATTACTGCCTCATGAGTATCCTTATATTCTTGTCCTGATGTTTTTCCAAGCATCGTTAGGTTTTCCTTTTTCATTCATTGTCTTGCCTCGATTTTTTCATCATTTTCTTGCCTATAATGTCTCATATCTGGATAATCTAAGAAATCACCTTCATCCGTTTCATAAAAACAACCATCCAATAATTTAATCTTTAAATCATGATGACGAATCTTGTAATCCTTAAAAATTGTATTACCATTTTCATCTTTTTTGTGCTTGCCATCCTCATCATATTCATAGATGCGAAAGGCAACAATGGTATCTTTGCATTCTACAATATCTTGACCAAACTTATTCTTTTTTCCTGTTGAAGTTGCAGTTGAAAAATCAGGATAAATTAGGAGAAAACCTTCGGTTTCTGCTGCATTAAATGTTTTCATTTTTGTTTCCATCAAAGGGTTTGTCTGTGCGACAAGGTATTTTTCACCATTTTTAGGTAGTGGAGTACAGTTGCAACCATGTTTTTTGAACCATTTAAACATTATTCCCCTTAACATAATCAGGTATTATATTGTCAATGTGTTTGTGTTCACGCTCATCAAGTTCTTTTTTAGTCATAAACTTGGCAGGTTCTTGATTGAGCATTTTTGGCACCCAATCACTGCCACCACCAATAGAAACTGTACCACAGTTTTGGCACCAATCTATTGGGTCAGGCAAATTACTAAGTCTTCTCCATTCATGTGCTTGGCAAATCATTTTCTTTTCAGTCTCTCCAATTTTAGTTAAACTCTGTTCACTACAATACAGACATGAATAGGGCGACATATTTTTAGTTTGATCTAACTTAACTCTATAAAAAGTACGGTTATGTCCTCCACAGTGTCCATCTTTATTGATTATTGTTCCAATCCCAGATGTTTCACTTTTTACTCTATCTCCTGATTTGAATTTATCGGTGTAATGTGGAATGCCATTTATACGGCAATGTATTTGAACATCTATTTTTTCTTCACACTTTTGGCATACCATAGTGTCTAAAGAATAAAACTCATTCGGAAGGTACGTATAATGATCACATTTTGGCTTCTCAAGAAATTCAATAAGTAAATCTACTGTATTGAAATGCCGTATTAGAAATCCTTTTCCTAAACCTTTTTTATAATATTCAAAACCAGATACAGTTCTAGCAATTTGTTCTTGATTTTTTTTAAAATTGCCATATGGTTCTTTTTGCAAAATATTTGAGTGGTAGATTTCTTCTTTCCACTCAAATCCCATACTTCTGATCTTGTGATATTGTTCGTGAGTAAAGTCAGTGATCTTGAGTGTCACAGACATGATTTAGTTTCCTTTCATATAATCCAAGATAGTACTGCCTAAATCAATAAAAATTGTTGTTGATGCCCAGCATTTACATTCTTTTTCATTCATATCTTCCACCTTCATTTTCCCATTCTTCTATTGCACGTTGTTTTTCAATAGGATAAGGACAATAAAAATATCCAGTTTCTGGTTCTGTGCATCCAAGTACCATTTTTAAAAAGCCGATAGTTTCTTCCTTGGATACAACATCGGCTTGGTCTTTTTCTAAATGCTCAATGGCACCTTCAAGTAATAATTTTATTGTAGGCACCACCTGTTCTATGTTTATTGGATGAATAATGCCTTTATAACCTAATTTATAACTCAATGTCTTTCAATCCTTCATTTTTCTTAACATTAATAGCAACTGCCATAGGAACATCTGGAGTAGCACCATTAAGATCATTGATTAGAATCCTTTGACCACTCCCTACATCCATAATTATTTGGTCATAGGAAATCCCTACTTCTTGCAATTGCTTTTCTGTAATTTCTCGCATTTCTTCTGGCCTACCTGTAACAATAATTATCCTATAACCATCTTCGTGCCATTCACTAAACTTTTCGACCACACCATCCAGAGCAACAGGCTTACTCGCAATTTGCTTTTCTCTACCTCCCATATGATCCAAGATGGTGCCGCCCAAATCAATAAAAATTGTTGGGCTTGACGTTTTTTTCAAAACTGTTCATCCTCTGTAGACCCGCTTAAAGCCAAATTGAACGAACCAATCGTTTCGGCCACAAGGTCAAAGTATCCAACACCAACCTCTCTTTGGTGTTTGACTGCGGTATATCCTTCTGACTCGAAGGCAAATTCACATTCTTGCAACTCAGAATAAGCAGTCATGCCAACTTTCTTATAATCCTGTGCCAACTTAAACATACTGTAATTTAAGCAGTGGAAACCAGCCAAGGTAATAAACTGGAACTTATAACCTAATTCGCCAAGTTCTCTTTGAAAATCACTAATTTCTACGTCAGATAAGTGTTTTTTCCAATTAAACGAAGGTGAGCAGTTGTACATCAGCATTTTGCCAGGATACTTTTCATGAATAGCATTGGCAAAAGTTTCTGCTTCTTTTAAATCTGGTGTAGAAGTTTCGCACCAAATAAGATCGCAATAGGGAGCATAGGCAATTCCACGGCGAATCGCCATGTTCAAGCCGCCAGTTATTTTGTAAAATCCTTCTGATGTTTGATCAAACCCTTTTGCTCCACCTGTAATAAATTTTTTATCTTCTTTATCTATATTAGATGTAAGCAACTTGGCACTCTGAGCATCTGTCCTGGCAATAATCACGGCAGGAATATTCAGTACATCGGCAGCCAATCTTGCAGCTACCAATGTCTTAATGTGTTGAGATGTAGGAACGAGAACCTTGCCGCCTAAATGACCACACTTTTTTGCACTAGCAAGTTGGTCTTCAAAATGAATTCCTGCTGCCCCAGCTTTAATAAGACTTTTTGTAAGCTCAAAAACATTTAGGATGCCTCCAAATCCAGCCTCTCCGTCTGCCACCAGTGGAACTAACCAATCTCTAATAGCTCTGCCATTTTCCATCCATTCAATCTGGTCCGCTCGCCTTAAACAATTATTGATTTTTTTAACAAGTAAAGGCATCGAGTTTACAGCATATAAGCTCTGATCAGGATACATTTCAAATGAATCATTATTATCTGCTGCAACCTGCCAACCTGAACAATAAATAGCCTCTAGTCCAGCCTTGACCATTTGCATAGCCTGGTTGCCTGTAACTGCTCCTAGAGCATGAACATATGGCTCTTTATTTAATTTTTGCCAAAGTTTTTTAGAAGTTAGTTTTGCTAAGCTACATTCTTCTACAAATGATCCTTGTAGTCTTTTAACTTGCTCTTCAGTATACGGTCTTTTAATACCAACCCATCTATCAGTCATTAATTAATCTCCTGTAAATCTTGATTAAATTTATAACGGTATATCCTTCCAATCCCTCTTAGATTCACAATTATCTAAAAATTGTCTATAA